AGAAACCGAACTTGATCCGCAACATAATGAACTTCCGTCAGAAGAGTTGCCCTTCTAAAGAAAAAACAATGATGTTAGGGGTTTAACCACCCTTAACATCATTTTACATCAAAATAAAAACTATGGCAATTAAGAAAAAAGACTTCTCGTCGGTAAAGAAAAAATTCTCTACCTCGGCAAAATATAAACCTCAAAGATTTTTCGATTTGGGTGCGGACTTCTTGGATGCTGTTGGATTACCAGGACCGGCAATTGGACATTTGAATATGTTTTTGGGTCATTCTGACACAGGAAAAACTACTGCGTTGGTGAAAACCGCTGTCGATGCTCAAAAAAAAGGGATTCTTCCTGTTTTTATCATTACGGAACAAAAGTGGTCATTCGAACATGCGAAGTTGATGGGATTCGAATGTGAAGAGGTTGTAGATCAAGAAACTGGTGAGTTGGAATGGGACGGATTTTTTATTTTCAATAATAACTTTGAATATATTGAACAAATTACTGACTATATTAATTCTCTATTGGACGCTCAAGAAAAAGGTGAATTAGATTATAGTTTGTGTTTTATGTGGGATTCTGTAGGATCTGTACCATGTAAAATGACATATGAAGGTCGTGGTGGAAAACAACACAACGCAGCTGCTTTGGCTGACAAAATTGGGATGGGTATAAATCAAAGAATTTCAGGTTCTCGTAAAGCAGACTCCAAATATGAAAACACATTGGTGGTTGTTAATCAACCGTGGGTTCAGTTACCTGATAATCCTTTTGGACAACCCAAAATTAAAAGTAAGGGTGGTGAAGCCATTTGGTTGAATTCATCTTTAGTTTTTCTTTTTGGAAATCAAAAAGAGGCGGGAACTACCAAAATCACAGCAACAAAAGATAAGAGAACAATCAAATTTGCATCAAGAACAAAAGTTTCCGTAATGAAAAACCACATAAATGGACTTGGTTATGATGATGGTCGTATTATCGTAACACCACATGGATTTATTGCGGGTAAAGACACTGCGGAAGAAAAAACCAATATTGAAAAATATAAGAAGGAACATGCTGATTATTGGAAAGATATTATTGGTACTGACGGAGACTTTGATTTGAAAGAAGAAAAAGAAGAATTGTGACCGCGATTCGAACTTTGTTAGTTGATGGGAATAATCTTTTGAAAATTGGGTTCCACGGTGCTAAAAATTTTTACTCTCAGGACAGACAGGTTGGTGGAATTTTTCATTTTCTCAACACATTGAGAAAACAACTTACAGAGTATAATTACGACAAAATTTTAGTTTTTTGGGATGGTGAATGGAATTCACTTGAACGTAGAAAGATCTTGGCGGAATACAAGGCGAACAGAGTAAAATCTGACGACTCTGAAGCTGAGTCTTTCTACTTCCAAAAACAAAGAATTCAGTTATACTTGGAAGAATTTTTTGTCCGACAAGTTGAACTCTCTCATTGTGAATCTGACGATCTTATTGCTTTTTATACACAAAGTTGTGGTAATGAGAAAGTGACAATTTATTCGGGAGATAAAGACCTTACACAACTTATGAATGAAAATGTTTGGATATATAATCCATTCAAAGGACTTATCAAATATGGAGATAAAATACAGATTATCAAAGATGTTTTTGTTCCGTCGGATAATGTTGCAACTTTTAAAATATTTTGTGGTGATAAATCCGATAACATTAACGGAGTTCATTTTCTTGGGGAAAAAACTCTGATCAAATTATTCCCCGACCTTTTAACAAAAAAGATGGAAGTGGAAGATATTTTGGAACAAGCTGAAGAATTATTTAAAGAAAACAAAAATAACAAAACTTTACAAAGTCTTTTGACTGGTAAGACAAAAGATGGTATATTTGAAAAAGAACTTTATGAGATTAATCGAAAGATCATTGACCTTCGTAACCCACTTTTAACACAAGAAGCCAAAGATGAAATTTTGAGTTTAATTAACGAAAGTTTAGATCCTGAAGGTAGGTCTTACAAACAAGCTATGAAGATGATGAAAGAAGATGGTCTTTATAACTTCCTACCGAGAGGTGACAATGCGTGGGTGGATTTTATCACCCCTTTTATGAAACTTACAAGAAAAGAAAAACAAACCTTTAAAAAAACAAAAAAATGAAAGAACAAGAATTGAAGAAAATGGAGTTGTTGATTACTCTCAATGACAACATTGTTGTCCAAAGATTTTTCAATGTCCGTGACTACCAAGAAAAGGCAGGACGATCATTGAATCTTTATAACGAGGTTAATAACATCAAACAGATTATTCAAGACGATTTGAAGAAGAAAACTTTGGTCTATATGACGGACAACTTCTTCCAAATTACAACCGATGAATCTATTATGGAAACATCAAACACCGATGGACCAGAAAACTTTAACATTTATATTAAAGATGGTAATCGGACAATTTGTCATTCACAATTTGACGCAAAACTTTTCCCACCAAAAGTTCGTTATACCGTTGATATACGACCACTTTTGAAAGGTGTGTTGCGTAACCTTACTGACATTTTTTCAGACGAAAATTTAATTTATGATTATCTGAATTTAGAACTGGCCTAATCGTATTTATAGAAAAATCAGGTAGTTTCATTCATGGCAAATCAGAAAAATTTCGGTTATTTAGGTAATAACTTCCAGCTCCAACTTCTCAATCAAATCATTTTTGATAAAAAGTTTTTTGGGTCTATTATGGAGTTTATTGAACCAACATATTTTGACAACAAGTATTACAGTATCATCGTTCAGATGATCAAAGAATATCATTCAAAATATGAATCTATTCCGAACATTGCCACACTTGAACAACTAACTATCTCTGAAATTTCTCAAGAACAAGCCCGCAAGGTGATTATTGACACATTGGAAAATGTGAAGAACGCACCACAGGAGGGGCATGAATTTGTACAAGACAAAGCACTGAAGTTTTGTAAACAACAGGTCATGAAGAAAGTCCTTGAAAGGGCTCAGAAAATCATTGACAAAGGTGATTTTGAAAATTATGACGCGTTGGAAGAAATGGTGAGAGAGGGGTTGCAGGTTGGTAATATGGAACAAGACACAGCAGATGTGTTCAGTGATTTGGATGATGTTCTCGCAGAGGATTACCGTCACCCAATTCCAATGGGTATTCACGGGTTGGACAACCTCCTCAACGGAGGTCTTGCAAAAGGTGAAATTGGTGTTATCTTAGCTCCTACGGGTGTTGGCAAGACTACTATACTCACCAAGATTGCAAATAATGCTTTCAATATGGGATTCAATGTTCTTCAAATCTTTTTTGAGGATAACCAAAAAATTATCCAAAGGAAGCACTTCACATTATGGACGGGTCTTGCTAACTCCGAACTTCCAGAACACAAAGAAGAGGTTATGGATAAAGTTAAGGAAATTAAAGAGAACCAACCCAACAAACTTATGTTGAGAAAACTTCCTTCGGATAGTTTAACCATGAGTCACATTAAGAATTACATTCGTAAAATCAAATCCGAAGGTGTGACAATTGACCTTTTGGTTGTGGATTATATTGACTGTATTCTACCTGACAAAAGTATGGCAGGGGCACAAGTTGGACACGTAATTATTTCAATAGCTAAATCTCTACAACAAAAAGAGATGAACCTTGCAACTATCGCAATTACCAAGTCACGAATCGGTAGAGATGGTATAGTATTTGAGAACTGTAAATTCAACAATGAATTATTGGATATTGACACTGAACAAAGCGTTACATTCCTCGGATTAGAAGAAAAGAAAGAGGAATCACTCAAACAGCGTCAAAAGGAGTTAATGGACCGTAGAAGACAACGAGAACAAACAATTTAAACTTTATTTAACAATGGAAAAAATCTTAACTGAAAACAAGAACCGATTTGTGCTGTTCCCTATTGAACACCACGATATTTGGGATTATTATAAAAAAGCTGAATCCGTATTTTGGACAGCTGAAGAAATTGACCTTTCATCAGATCTTATTGATTGGGAAAGACTCAATGATGGAGAACGACACTTTGTTAAAAATGTGTTGGCGTTTTTTGCGGCTTCGGATGGTATTGTCAATGAAAACTTGGCTGAAAACTTCGTAAATGAGGTTCAATATACCGAAGCGAAGTTCTTCTATGGATTCCAAATCATGATGGAAAACATCCACTCGGAAACTTACTCTCTTCTTATTGACACATATATCAAAGACAAAGAGGAACAAAATCATTTGTTCAATGCTATTGATACGATTCCTGCGGTTCAAAAGAAAGCAGAATGGGCACTTAAGTGGATCAAATCACCA